GGCTAGTGCGGCAGCACCAATTTTGGATAAACGTGGCATTAAATTCTCCAACCTTTACTGAGGTTTTCAGTTGCTGTGATTACTTGCAAATTCCAAGGAACGTGCATCCCAGACACATTTTTTCCCATAATAGGAATTATGTGGTCTACATGATGCTTTATACCTATTTGCATTTCTCTAGCCACCGATACATCGTACATTTCTTGAATCTGAGCCTTATCAATTGCTGTTAACCAACTTGGCGTTGCATTTGCTTGTGCCGCCCTGCGTCTTGCTCTTGCGGCTACATACTTTGTTTTGTTTTTTAAATAATGCTCATGTTGATAGTTTGGGTTTCTTTCCGCCCACTCTTTGCTAGCTTTTGCCGCTTTAATTCTATGTTCTTCTGGATTGCGATTTGCCCACAATTTTTCTGGATTGGCTTTGCGCCATTTTCTGTCTGACTCGTTCTTTTTATCACGATTGCTTTTGTTCCACTCGTAACTTTTCAACTGCCTGCAACGCCTGCACGTTTGGTAATACTTGCCACTAACCCGATGGAACTGATAGTCCTCAACGGGCTTTTCAACAAGGCATTTGCGGCAAGTTTGAATCATCATGCAAATTTCGTTACCGAAGCCAAAACTGTAAACGATGCACTTCCAACTTTGATAATTACATAGGTGTAGCTATCAATTGAACTTGCATTACCAGAGGTTGGTGCAGAACCGCCCTGCCACTTTGGAGTTACAGAAGAACCATCCACTTGCACAGCGGAGTTGTAGTAAGCAGTCGAGCCATTGGTTACCAAGAAGGTGACAGACAATGATTCGCCTGTAGCCATGATGGTGTTCAGTGTTGTGCCGCTTGAGCCTCTGAAGTTGACGGTGAAGTTACCACTTGCATTGGTCGTGTAGTACAAGACTGACTGCGTGGTGACATCGTAGTTGATTGTGCCTGTTGCCGCAGTTGCGGAGACAGTTGCAGTCTCCAAAATATTGGAAGTCTTTACATCTGCGTTTGATGTAGTGCCAGCAAATGTTTGAAGTCCAGTGAATGTGTTTGCTACGTTGGTTACAGGAATATTTGCGCCAGCCAAGCTGGTTGCGCCTGTGCCGCCATTGGTAGTTGTCAGCGTACCCGACAAAGTAATTGCGCCAGACGTTGCTACCGATGGCGTAAAGCCTGTTGTGCCAGCAGAGAAGGTTGTGACTGCCACGCCAGTTAGGGTTGACCACTGAGGGGCTGTGCCGCTTGATGTCAAGATTTGACCTGCTGTGCCAATTCCCAATTTGCTCAGTGCTGTGCCAGTCGCATAGTAGGGTAGGTCACCAGCAGTGAATGATGTCAAGCCAGTACCACCGTTTGAGGTGATCAACGTACCAGAAACCGTTACAGCACCACCAGTTGCAGTTGATGGTGTCAGTCCAGTTGTACCAAAATTGATGGTTGTGAGGTCGCTAGAAGAACCAAACAACGTCACAACGCCTGAATTGTTTTTGTAATACAGCTTGCCATCAGTGATGTTGATTGCCAACTCGCCGTCTAACAGGTTTCCTGAAGTTGGAACAGCCGCCGCAGTTGTGCTGTAGTACAACTGAATAGGGGTGTAATTTGTTTGAGCCATTTAGAAAGTTCCTCCAGAAATACCGCCAGTCAATTTGCCAGTGGACGGATTGCAAGTTATTGATGAGTTTACCAATTGAGGCAAATTTCCACTTGTTGTAGACACAAATGTCAAGTAGTTGGTTGCATTGGTGGAATTTGCGGTAACGGTTGTATTTGTTGCAATGCCAATTGTCAGCGTTGATGGATCGACATACTGTGGCGCTGATGCTCCAGCAGTCAAAAAATATCCAGCAGTACCCAATGTCAACTTGGACAGCGTCGTAGAGGCGCTTGCATACAACATATCTCCTGTTGCATACGATGTTTGTCCTGTGCCACCTAAAGCGGCTGTAACAGGAGAGGTAAGGCTGAATTGATTTCCAATGAGGGTCAGTCCAGTTCCAGCGGTGTAAGTTCCTGCGCCAGAGAACTGCACCCACACAACAGGGCTTGTTCCAACAGTGGTCACTGGATCAGTCTGCACCCACCCTGTGCTGGCGTACAACGTGCCGTTTGTGACAAATGTGAAGTCGCCACTTGCCATCTCAGTGGCAGTGTCAAAGTCAGTGGCTCTGGTTAAGACCGTGCCGCCTGTTGCCCATGTGTAGATACCGTTGTTGGCTTGTGTTGCTTCGTTCTTGACCAAAATACGGTCGCCATTGAGCAGTGTGTAGCCATCCAAGATGGTCAAAGCAACTGACAAGGTCAAAGTAGCGCCAACACCAGCAGTGCCGTTGTTGTAGGTTACTGTTCCGCCAGTGATTGATGCCAGCGTACCTGTCGTTGCCGCCGCAGAAGGAGCGTGGACATGGAGTCCCTCTGCAACAGCATCCACATATTGCTTGGTCGCCAAATCCAAAGCGGCGGTTGGGTCTTGAGTGACCGTAACCGTAGTCAAGCCACCTAGCGTCAAGGCAGTTGCACCCAAAGAGATGCTGGTTGTGCCAATCGTCAACGATGAGTTGGTCAGACTGGCGTTGCCAATGTTGGTCAGAGTGTTGCTCGCACCACTGATCGTTTTGTTTGTCAGTGTCTGCGTGTCCGTCAGGGTGACAACGGTGCTATCGATTGAGATAGTGCCTGATGATGTGATTGGCCCACCAGTCAACCCAGTGCCAGTGGCAATGGATGTAACACCCACGCCACCTGCGGCAATCACGCCCCATACGTTGTTTGCGTAGCCTTCAAATGCACCCAAGTCGGAGTTGTATCGGAAGTCTCCATTTGAGGGGGAGACTGGGCGTTGTGCTGTGCCGCCTGCGGGGAATTGGACTGCCTCGGAGCCGGGGATCACTGGGTTGCTCGCCAGCCCAATAGTTGGGTTTCCAGCAAACGCATTGCCGTTTGTCACATCTATCTGGTCAGCAGTACCCTGAAGGGTTCGTGGTGTGACCGTAGCACCAGACAGCACCGCAACCAGCCCCGAGCCAGACATCCCCGCCAATGAGGCAGAAAGCCCATCCAAGGCAATTACTGGGTTGCCAGATACTCCACTGCCATTTGTGATCGCCAAGCCGTTGCCAGAGACCTGAATTGTGCGGTTGACAACACTATTTGAGTTGTCCTTGACCACAAACCCGTTGCCAGCCGCCTCAAGGCTCCCTGAAGCCCCGTTCAGGGTGATTCGGTAGTACGACTGCGCACCGCCATCAACAAGCCCCAAACCCGTCCCTGTGGACAGGAAGCGGCTGTTTGTCAGTGTAGGTTCTTGATTGATGGTCAAGAAGGTCTGTGTCTGTGATGGTGATGCCGCAATAGCCGCTGTTGTGGTTTGCTTGGTAACACCGTTTTGGACGATGGGCACAGCTTCCGTACCAGTAATAGCACCAGCCTGCGGCAATTGAGTGATTGTTGTTTGTACTGAAGACATTATTCGCCCACCACTATTTCATCAAGGTTGCCGTTTGTTGACGGGGTTTGTGTGTTTGATTGCGTAGAAATAATATACGAACCATACTCGCCTGTTATCAGTTGATTGTTTGGAACATTCAACGGAACATCTGGTCGGGGAAATCTGATTGTGATTCGTTCTGTTTTTCTGGCAGGAAGGCGGTAAGGGTCGAAGTCATCGGCACAGCCTTGGTCACAGACTTGGAGGCCGGGGAAGTTCGGGTCAGACCTCATCACCGAGTGCGCACGTTTCATCTTGCAACGGTCGCATACTGCAATTGCAATGTCTGAATTTCCAAGTGTGTCAAGGAATCTAGACATGGCTTACCTCGTATACACGCTGATGTTCGGCGCAAAGTAGATGGGCGACTTGTCACGCTCCTCTTGCTCTACTTCGTACAGGTATTTGTCAGCCATCTTTTCAAGGTAGGAGATGCGATCCACAGCGACACCGGGCAACTCCATGCTCATCTTGTGCGCCAACATGCACACCGTCGCCTCATACCACCGTTGCGGTATCTCAAGCTCATCCGTGAGCGCACCCACATCCATGACCTGTCTGGAATACCAAACCGTCATCTGCACAAATGGGTCACTTGGGACAGGCCACAAGTACAAAGAGGGCAAAGGAATCGTTCTGTCAAACCAGAATTGAAATGGCTGATTTGCCGTGAAGTTTTTGTTTGGCAGGTTGGTGTAGTCGTCACGATTCAACCGTGCCATGGTGATTTCGGTGCTGTTGTTGCCAACGTAGAACTCACGCAGTGCCAAGGTGGTGCTGTTGTATGCCCTGACTCGGTAGTATTCGACCGACTGACCGGGGTCAACGTCGTGCCAAATCCACTGGTTGTCCGTCACCGTCACCGTACCAGCGTCGTACAGCGTGTTCCATGTCGAACCATCCGTGGAGTATTCAAGAATGTAAGACCATGTTGCCGATGCACCACCAGCCACATACGGCAGGATGCCAATCGAACCCGCATAGACTGGGTTGTCAGTTCCAAAATAGATTGCAATGTTGCCGTTTGTCGATGTCTGCTGGCAAAAGGTGTCAATGTCAGAGTCGCCAGCATTCGATACAACGCCACCAGCACTTGATGTGTAAGTGCCAGTTGGCCTATTCATCTTCCTGTACAGCACGTTCAACGAGTCGACAGCGCCTTGAGGTAGGGTGTAAATGTATTTGTTGGCATTCAGGCCAATCACTGTCTTGCTGATGGCCCAATATTGAATGCCACGGTTGATTAGGCTGGACAACAGAAAGTACAGGCTTTCACGAGCAGAAACTTGTTGCTCAGAAGTCAGTTCTTCAGCCAGCTTGCCACAACGACGAGCGCCATGGTCGATCAGCGTTTGCACGTTGATGACTGTCTGACCGAATGTATCTGAGTACGCCATTACCATTTCTCCCAAAGTGGTAGACTATTGCCATTCACATTGATAATGGATTTGATTATGGCTCTGTTGCAAGAAGAATTGAAATCAATTTTTGAGTATGACCCAATGAGTGGAATTGTCCGATGGAGAGAAGGACGATCAAACATGGTGAAAGGCTCCATTGCTGGGTGCATTCATGGGTCTGGCTATAAGGTTGTGACCATTAACTCCAAGACTTATAAATTGCACCGGGTTATTTGGGTAATGCTTTTTGGGCAAATACCAAATAAATTTTTTATTGATCACATAAACGGTAAAAAATTTGACAACCGACTTGAAAATCTTCGATTGGCGACAAATCATCAAAACCAGCAAAACAGGCCAGCCCCAAAAAATAACTCTTCTGGATTTAGAGGAGTCACTTGGCACAAATCGGTTGACAAGTGGATGGCAAGAATTTCTCACAATGGAAAGCGCACAACCATAGGCTTTTTTGACACCGCAGAAGATGCCTATGAAGCATACAAAACAGAAGCAAAAAAACTTTTTACCCATATTGACCGCCTACCATGATGGACAATCCCAGCGTTTCAGCGATGCTTTTGCCCTTGGTGCATCACCCTTTGAATGCTCCACCACACCGCTCATTCTGGCGCAGAACGAATCCTTGCGGGAGCCACCTTGTGGCTGTGGAGCCTTTAAATTTGACCCAGTCTCACGGTTGTACTTGGCACGACCCTTTTCGGTCAATCCTGCACCCTTGGACACAGGGAGCTTCTCCCCACGACCAACAGCTAGAGATGGATTTTTCTTTGCCATAGCTCACCAGCAACAATTTGTTGCCTTGCCGCCTTCTTTTTTCTTCACTGTTTTGGCTGACTGTTTGAAGGCATCAGCCGTTGGCGCACCTTTGCTACCAACTCGACGCATTTTTTCGCCAGAGCCTTCAGCAATTCTTTGCTGTTTTCGATGAATGTTTTCATACAAACCACCTGCTTTCATTTTTTTGTCTGAGAATACTTTTTCCACAATTTGCACCCTTTGAGGCTTGGTTGTTACGTCATCAATAATTTTTTGGCGCTCTGATTTGCTTTTGCCTTCATCATAAAACCCAGCTTTTTTTAAAGATTGGGTTACTCCACCATCTTTAAATTTCTTGCCCTCATCAGCCTTGGAAAATTCCTTACCAACCTTTTGGGGCGCACCACCAAAGCCACCCTTAGTGTGGGCGGCGGCTTGCATCAAGCGATGTTGGGCAGGGGACTTGCTTGGCATCAAGCATACCCCTTGACCATCTCCAAGATAACCCAATAGGTGTCACCAGATGATGCGTCAGCCGTGGTAAACATAATGTCACCAGTAACTCCAGCACCGCCATTGTTGGTAATGCCGCCAAAGTTTGTCATATCAAGCGTTTGCGTCGCATTGGGAGCCGAAAGAAAAAACGGCACATCCGCTGTAGCGTCCCACAACATTCTGACTTCCATGCCATGAGTAGAAATGTAGATTTTGGTAACCGTAACCCTATCGCATACAGCGCCCGATGCGCTTTTTGCAAGAGCAGAAACATCTACCTTTAAAACCGCAGACTCACCAGTGCCATCACTGATGTTTGTGAATTTCATAATTGCAAGACGTTCGCCGTCAAGCAGGGTTTGACTTGTAACTGCATCAGCCATTTTTATTCCTTAAAAAAGCGGGGGCCGTAGCCCCCACCTTGGTTCAGCACTTTACAGAGCCACCACGTTTCTTTGCTGGTGCGACGGTCACAGACTTTTCGGTCTTCGTCACACTGCCAGAAGGCGGAGTTCCGCTAAACAAACGCTTTGCACCTTCAATCAAACGCTTCGGTGCGCCAAGAATGCTTTCACGCATTGCTTCGTTTTCAGCACGTTCGGATGCCTTCTCAGCATCACGGCGTGACATCTCACGATCAATCACTGCGTCGTGGTCACTTTCGGAGCCACCACTAGCCATCTTCTTGACAGAACCACCCTTTTTGAAGGTTCCAGACAGTGCAGTAATGCTCACAGGGGCAGAGGGCTTCTTACGACCTTGCGGCATCTCTACCGCCTTGCCGTCGTCCTGCACTACCTCACCGCCCCTAGCATACTTTTTTAAAGCACCACCCTTTTTGTAACCACCTGCGTTGGATTTGGCTACTTCGCCAGTCTTGGTATTGGTTTTGCCAGCAGGCGTACCAACAACATTACCGTCAACGTAGTTCATCACAGAACCGCCCTTGGCGTACTTGTGGGTTGCTCCACCTTTTTTGTAACCACCGCCATTGCCCATCTTGACATCACCAGTTTTGGCAGGTGAGTGATCAGGCTTGGAGGTAACCATCTTGGTAGAGGTTGCCGCTTGCTTTTCATTGCTGATGATGCCGCCTTCTTTGAAACCAGCTTGACCCATGACCACGCCACCAGTTTTCAAGCCTTTGTGGGCTTTGCTGGCAGGCTTGGATGCATGGCTCTTGATTTCAGATTTAACGCCCTTGATAGCCTTCATTTCGGCTTTGTGTTCGGCTTTGGACTCACCACCCTCTTTCATGGCGGGGGTAGCCGACATGGGAGGTTTGGAAGCCATCATCGCCTTGCGACGCATTGCCATTGAAGGTTTCATTGGACGAGCAGAGGGCATCATTCCGCCACGAGCAGGCATTGATGCAGGCATAGATGAAGACATACCCGATCTCATGGGCATGTATCCACCGTCCGCCTTCTCGACAGACCCACCCTTTTTGAGCTTCAGTTCAACTGTTGGCTCAGTGGTCATCATTTTGACCATTGGTTTGAATTGACCCATTGCTTATCTCCTTAGACTTTTTGAGCGTAAACAACGGTGAATCGGATTTTCGCTTGAGTTGTCGAAATGGTTCCATTTGGATCAACTGTGCAATACACGGTTGTGTTTGTTCCAATATTTGCCATTGCCGCCAACGTAGCTACTGTCATCACACCATTTGAGCGAACGGTTGTAAACATGTCCACAGAGGGAACATATTCGCCACCACCGCTGGTTGAACCAACCAAGCAGGGCAAAGTGGTTGCAGTGCCGCCACCAACAACCTGAAGCTGAGTTTTATCAACAAAAATGTTGATGATCTGTGAGCTTGCAGGAAGAGTAATGGTGCTGATTGCCGCTGTGCCAGCCGCTACAGATGTAACTTCAACTGTTTGAGAGACGACGACAAATCCGCCGTCAGTCGTATCAGTCAGTGTGCCAGAACCCGTGCGAAGGGTAGAACCAATATAGGTTTGTGCCATTGTCTTTTCTCCATGTAAGAACGGGAGCCGAAGCCCCCATTCGGATCATTAAACGCCGGGTGTACCGTACATAGCACGGGGATCGGTGAAACCAACTTGGTAACGCTCTGTCGCTTTGTAGCGCATAGAGTCAGTTTCAAAGTCGCCTTCCATCGTTTTCTCCAGCTTGCGACGCATCAAAAGCTTCATGCCTTCAGGTGCGTCGGTTTGTACCCACCATGCGCTTGGATTGGTCAAACGTGACAACACTGCCGCACCTTCGTCCAACAGACCGATGGACTTGACGGGGTTGATGTCGTTGTTTGCATTGCCAGAACGCAGAACGGATTTCAACAACACTTCGGCTTGGAAGACGTTGCCGGGAGCCACCACCAATTGGCGGGGAACCAAGCGAATCTTCTTGCCGTTGTTGTCCACAGCTTGGCGAATCTGAATCAGCATCTGCTCAAGAGATGTCTGAGACAAGTTGGCGGCAGTGGTCAACAAGTTGCTGAAAGTACCATTCACGATGGGGTGTGAAGCGGAGTTCAACTGAACGCCATCACCACCGGGGTACGAACTATTGAAAGCACGGTTCAACACGTTTGCTGACAAAGTTTCTTTGGTTTCAATCAAAGACTGTGCCAAGTGACGTGCATAAACCTGACCGATGCGGATATGGTCGCCGTCTTCAACCAACACTTTGGTCAATGCGAAGGCGAGGCCATACACGTTGTACACATAGCGTTGCAAGAAGAGAACACCACCTTGTTGGTAGCTGACAGGAGTACCGTCAGGCAACTGGGGTGCGGCTCCGAATCCGTACAGGACGGGTTCTTCGTGGTAGTTACGGGGAATACCTTCTTGTTCACGGAAAACTCGTGACCATTCGTCGGTTCGTTGATCGTAGACACCATCGAAACATTCATTCAAGATTGGTTCGACAATGCTACGAAAGTCGGTACTGCGCATTGGAGCGGCCATGGTTCACTCCTCCTTAGATTGCTGTGCCAGCGACACCAGCGAACTGGTACTTGGCGATGGTTGTACGAACGATGACGTAGTCGTCACCCCAAGCGTTGTCGGCGTAAGGGCCTATATCAACGATACGCATTTGTGCGGTGTTTCCTGAACCAGCCAAAGTGGTGGACAGAGTGGCTTGAGACAAACCAGTGGTTGTTGAACCAGCAGTTGTGTTGCTTAGGTCAGCTTCGTCACCAATGGCGGTTTGAGCCATAGTGCCATCGGTTTGGATTTCATACACGATGTTTTGGTCAGAGTAGAAATACGCAACGACAGAACCGACGAGGAATGACTCGTTGGCAGGCCAGTAGTTGGAAACACGGCGACGGCCTGTTGAATCAGTCCACTCGACACCTGCAAAGGCTCCGAGGAACGCATCACCAGCGGCGGCGACCACGATGTAACCACCAGTGTTCATCTTGACGGGCTGACCCTTCAGGATGGTGGTGGCATAGCCAGCGGAGACGTTACCGCTGGTAGAGACTGCTTGAATACCGTTGGCAAGAGCTTGAGCACGATCCAGACCTGATGGGTGGAAAGCGGGACGCAAGCCAAACGGAGCGTTAGTTGAAGACATAGTCCTCCTCCTTTTTGGTTGTCCGATCCGTATTAAAAGACGGGTGTGCGGACGGTTTGGTCAAATTGTCCGAATCCTTCGCCTTCAACCTGCCCAAGCGATTTGCCTGAACTGTCACGATTACCCTGAAGCTGTTCGATTTGGACTTTGATTTTGTCCGCCTCGTCCATTGGTGCTTCATGGTGCATCTGCAACATAATGTCTTGGTACATATCCTCTGGGATTTTGCACAAGATCATTTCATTACATGCGACATGACCAACGTGTTCTCCAGCTTTTACACGGTAATTGTCGAAATTGGGGAACTCATCCGCTCTCACGGGAACGTATCCAAGTCGAATCCGTTTATCAAGACTGTCGTAACTATTGGTGGTTGATAACCAGCAAAGATGCCACCCTTTCATTTCGGGTAGCTTCGGCAGGGCGCTTTGTGTCCACTCATCACTCCACATCTTGCGACGTTCCTGTGCTGAGACGAACTTCTCCTCGGGGGCGGCACGGGTCAAGTCTTGTGCAGACCTATTATCACGACCACCTGCGTTGAGAGATTTTTTGAGACGAGATTCTGTTGCCATTTTTAACTCCTATAACCTTGGGATTGACGTGCTTCCATTGCATAACGCTTAATCATCTTGTTGCGTTTTTCTGAGTCATCCCAGAAACCCGCATCCTTCATGGCTCGCACTTGCTCTGGCGACAGAGTGAAAGTGTTTTTTGCGCCACTACCAGAAATGTTTTCACGCCCTGAACTTGTCACAACGCTCCTTGGTTTACGAGTAGGTCTCTCGTCATTGTCATCAGTATAACGGTGGGGTATACGCTTTTGCAAGCGTCTATCCAACTCATCCCAATATTCTGATGTGTTTGGGTTCCAGCCTTCTTTAACAAGCCGTTGATCAACCACCTTGGCAATCTCAACATCTTCTTCATCGCCATTCGGGTCGTACCACGGATTGCGATCCATCCACTTGGAGGCTTGGCGTTGCATCTCACGGTTGTCTTGAATGGGCTGGTTGTTGCTGGTACGAACTGCCTGTTCCTTCAGAGCCTTGATGGACTCGATTTCACGGCGCACCTCGTACCACATGTCCTGTGCCTTGCTGAAAGCCTCACCATCACTGTTTGTGGTGGCTTCTGACATTTTCATCTTGGCGTACTGCAAGCGCAGTTCTTTGTCTTCCAGTGCCTTGTCAATCCGTGCCAAGTCGGCTGACTGTGTCTTGCGTTCGACCACAGACAGGCGCTCAAGCAACTCTTGGTTTTGGCGCTGGAGGTTTTGCAGGCGAATGTCCTTCTCGGCATTCTTCTGCTTGATCATTTCCTTTCTGGCACGGCGCTGGTTGCGTCGGGCGGCACGGATGGCTTCCGTGTCGTCAGGATGATCCTGTTCATCGACCTCACCACCATCGGCAAGGACTGTGTCCTTATCGTCACCGTCGTCTTCGGGTGCGTCAGGGCTTTGGATGTGGTCAGGCAGATCGACTCTGACAGACCCGTCTTTTTCTTCGGAGACTTGAATGTCGTCCAGTTTGTCTTGTGTTTCTGTACTCATAAAAACGCTTTCATGGCAAGTGGGTCACCAGTTACGGTGGCAATAACCTCATGGTCGTTGAGAACCATGAACAATGCGGGGTCTTCCAAGTCATCCTCGCCGGGAACTCTTACCTCCCAACGGTCACCACCCCACTTGGGGACACGGATATAGTCGCCAACCTCACACCACGAGCCTTCGGGCCACGGTTGCATGGTGTCACGGTTTTTGAAGGCGAGGGGGCCAATCATCAAGACCTTTGCCACCATGTTGTTCCACTTTTCGGTTTCCTTGGTCTCTTCGACCAATATGATTCCTGCGCCAGTCGTTTTTTGTCTTGTCCGACGGAGTTGCACCAAGATGCGTCCGCCAAGAGGTTTTGCGCCCGGATCGACAACTGGAAATGCCCAGTTAAGTTCAGCTTTGTTCAAAGCTTCGGGTTCAGTCACGCTCATTTTCATCCTTTAATAGTTTGTTTAAGATGTCCAAAGATTCTTGCAATCCTTGAAATGTTCCAACCATGCGCTGATAGGTCTCCCATGTGCCTGCGTTCCCGCTGGCGAGTGAAGCGGCTATTTCAGCCTGCCGACTCTTCAACGCACCGATTAGGTCTCCGATGATGCTCATTTATTTCTTCTTCGCTTGTGACAAGCCTCCTTGTTGTGGTTTTTGATTTCCGCCTTTGGGTTGCATGCTTGTGCCATCAAGCTTTTCGCCCATTGCGATGCGCTTGTGTTGTGGGACAAGTTCGCTCTTTTGCTCTTGATCACTGGTAGCCATTTGGGTTTCCTTGGTTGGTTAAAGAAATTGCAGTTTTCGCCTGCTCATGTTGCAACTTGGCTGTGTCACGAGCCAGTCTTGCAGATTCGATACGTTCTTTGGTTTCGTTGTCGCCTTCGGCAATAGCCAGCTTCAACTGGTTGTCCTCTTGCGCAATCATCAACTGATCCTGTTGTTTCTTCAGTGCCAGTTGGGTGTCGGCTTGGTCTTTGGCGGCACGACGCTGTGTCTCTGCCATGCTGGTGTCCATCAGCACCTTGGCTTCTGGTGTCAGCGGTGGGGTAGGTTGCATCTGCTGGAGTTGCTGTTGCATCTGCTGGATGATTGGCAAAATGCCTTGGAAGACGGTAGCCGTATCCAAGTTGACGTGCTGTGAAGCCACGGCATAAAGCTTGTCCACCTTGGCAGTCATGTCCTCGCTGTCGTAATCCTTCACAGGGTGTCCCACAGCCTTTGTAACGTACCCGTTCATGCGGTTGAGATACCACAGGGTCAAGTGCTGTTTCAGGTGTTCCATGACCTGTGGAATGAACGCTGGAGCCATCAACGGGTTGCCGCCCATGACTGGGTCTTTGGCAAAGTCCAAGTGGCTCTGAATGTGTGCCAAATGGTCTTGGTCAATGTAAGCAAAGGCGGCTTGCCCCAATGCCATAGCCACGTTCTCGTTGGCAGGGTCACGCTTCTCAGGATCAGGTGTGTTTTTCAGGATTTCGTTGACAGCAGGTATCTTGATCTGCTTCAAGAACCGCTCCTCCACCGCTTTGAGGTTGTACAGGTCAGGGCGCTTCTCAGAACGTGCCAAAACCGCCTGCATTTGCGCCATGCGCTGTGTTTCGGAGAAGATGTGCGGGTCAGAGATAGGCACAACGTCCGTGTTGCGGCGGAAATCGTCCTTTGTGATCTCCAAATCGGCAACCACATCGCCTTTTTTCTGGTCATCCAAGTACCAACGGTTCAATCTGCCCAAAACTTTCAGCACACGGCTCTGGCTGTCGTGCAAACGGGCGTGGATGGCTGAGAACACAGCCGCACCCTGCTCAATCAGCGCCTGAGTCGTGCCAACAGGGGCGTTGGAGGTGATGTCAGCAATCTTTTCTTCGGCGGTGGTCACCACGCCCTTGGCGGCTTTGTCCAAATAACCCATCAACTCAAACAAAACCTGTGATGGCGGGTTAAACGGCATGGGCATGGCGATCTTTTTGATGTCATCGACACCGGGAGCGCCTTCAATCTCCACCACCTGCGTGACTTCGACCTGTTGTGACTGTCCGCTGATCTTTGCCCCCTTCAACTTCAGCATCGTTGCGCTGTTGTTGATGTGCGCCGAGTCCAACAAAGCCCTCAGAGACCCCGTCAAAGCGGCGGCAAGCCCTCCAATTAGGTGCGGCAGACCCACAGCATAGGCTCCACGCCACGGAATGAATTTGAACTCAATCAACCAGTCCAATTTGGTGTAAGTCTCGTCGCCTTCTTCCCAATTTCGGTACAAACCAACGACTTGGTTGTCGTACTCGTCGATCATCAGGATGTACGGAGCCATTTCGCCCTTGGTACGGGGGTCGTCATCAAGCTCAAGCCATGTGTAGACGTGGAAAACCCGACGGATTCCGTCTTCATTGTCTTCAGACTTGCGTCCTTCGATCTTGTTGTTGGCTTTTTCAGCCTTGGATTCTTCTGGATCGACCGTTGCACGAATGTAATCAGTGTCACGGTACAGCCCAGAGGCGATGCGACGCTTGAATTCCCAGTCCGTGATGTCATGAACCTCGGTCACACGCTGTGCGGTGTAGAAATTTGCGGCGGCAAATGGCAATAATACGTTGTCAATCGGCACAAATTCAGCACATGGGCGGCGTTTTTGCTCGTCGTACCACAGCTTCATGAACTGTGAACCACCCAAAGGCAGTTGAGTCAGCAGTTGCTCTTGCTCGTCACGGAACTCTTCGATCTGTTCTGTTAACTGCCAGTTCATGTAGTCACGTTTACGCTCGGCAACAGCAAGTTTTTCCTTGTCCACGTCGCCCAAAATCTTGGTGCGGGTCGGGCCATCGGGTGGGAATAGCTCTTTGATGGCACGGGAAGCAAAGTCAACGCAGGCTTCAGCCATGACAGGGTGGACAACCTTGGATGCACCATTGAAGTTAGCGCCACCGGGCGCATCATGCCCCATGCCCGTGCGTCGAATGCCCTCCTCATACTGCTTGTCCCGCTGTTCACGGGCAGACTTATCCTTCTCCAGCAGTTCGATGTACCGCAAAGCAATCTTGTCCAACTCCCACGAGTCAATTTCGCTGTCAGCAAGGTTGGAATAAAAGTCCTCGTCTTCGCTTGGGCCTTTGAAGTTGTCGTCCATGGTCACCACAGCGGAGCCATCAGGCAGTTCCTCAATCTGTGACTCATCCATCTCCAACGGAACTTCAACACTGCCGTCTTCGTTTTCGGTCATGGTCTCCATGCCATCGATGTTGCGTCCGAACTCTTGGTCAATAGGCATTTGTGTTGCCATGGTTACTTCCTTTTAATGTTTGCCAAGCCGCCTGTGCGCTTGTTGATATCTGGCTCATTGATGTCGTATGTACCACGATTGCCAAGTGCGGACTTGATTCTATTTGGTTCGTATATACCAAGATTTTTAGTTCCACGCTCACGAGTGTAAAAAGAATCAAAACCTAAATCTTTTAGAACTTCTTGAAAGTCTTTATTTTCAATTCTTGCCCAGTTGTTTTCGTCGTTTGGTAAATTATCAACACGTTTGTTGAATGTATGTATTGCCATAGATCGCTCAGATGGCAACATATATGGGTCATACAAATCTGATTCAGGGTTGTGATACATATCAAGATACGTTTCCTTGACCTTTCCCAAATGTTCTGGATTGTCAAAGTCAAACGGCCTTTCAATCTGCACATGGACTGGATATGTAGTTGGCGCTTGATGCGTGTCTGTGTAGCCTTCTTGAGAGAAGTGCTTAGTAAACTGAGGCTCTGGCGACAAGAATACTGCGTCACGCTCGTCAGCGTAATGACCAGTCTTCATGCTATCGTCAGTCATTTCCTTTCTAGTTTTAAATTCTTTAATGTTTGGCTCCTTAGAGCCGTGATACATTCTGCGCTTTTCCGCCGATGGTGCAAGAAACTTTTTAAGGTTAGCTTCACGCTCAACTGCTGGCAAAACCTCTTGCATGCCTTTAATAGCAGGCTTGGCGACTTGCAAAGCTTTCTTCAATATGCCGCCACCAGCAAGCTTTTTGTCATTAAGTTCCATGAACATAACGTCTGGATTGTCTGCGATATGCACCTTACCACCACGCTTGAATGCGCTACCTTGGAGGAACTGTCCACTGTCACTCATGTCAGGCGTTGTGTCATCCACAGCACCACCCATGGCGTATGTAAGTTCTTCGGTCTCTTGCTTTTGTGGCACTTCTATTTGTGTGCCAACAGCGCCTGTGCCTATTGGGAGGCCAATCTGCTGGTACATAGGAAGTCCCCCTTGGGTGACCTCTTCACGCATCTGCGGGGTGATGGGGAAGTTGTGCAGGGGTACGGCATTAGCTTCATCCAACTTGGCGTTGAACGCTTCTATCTCCTCTGGTGTCATCTCATCGAATCTTTGCCCAGCAAGACCAAGGCGTTCTGATGCCTCACCACGCATGGAAGGATCACCTTTTATCTTGAAGCCACCCAACTCAACTTGTGATCCGTATGGTTTGCCAAACTGGTTCAGGTAGTCAGGCAGTATTTTGTCGTAGAAGCCAAGCATGCCTTCGCCACCAACTTGCAAATCAAGACCAGACAATGATTTCTTGCCTTCACTGGCACTTCCAGCGGGGTACTCTTTGCCTTGTCCTTCGACAATCTTTTTCGACATCTCTTTGCCAACAGTGTCTTCTAGTTCAGACTGCGAGATGCTTGCTTTGCTGATTACTGGTCTGCCGTTTTTATCAATTGCGGTCAATGAATAAGAGCCATCTGGATTTGTGCCATAGCTTATTTCGCTGACGTGCTTGCTCAGGTCATAGCGTTTCGCTTGCTCGACACCGGGCGTGATGGCAACGCTGTCATACCCATTCTCTGCGGCATAGTTGATAAGTCGCTTCATTGCCAACTCATGCCAGTTCTTTTTGAATGGTGCGTCAGGGACACCTTGAACAGATTGATTTATCTTTTTGTGCCAACCTTCAACTCTATCGCCCAGCGCCTTCCATTCCTCATCAGACATGTCTCCTTTTCCACGACCATAAAATTTATCCATGTCTTCTTTGGCTAAGGCTTCTATGTCTTGAGTAGACTCATTGGTCTTGTATCCTTTGTTGCGCCCTTCCTGATGCCAGTCAGATTGAATTTCCTCAACGTGCAATATTTTTTTGCCTTCAGGTGTCATCCTGTCAGACACACGCATGTGCGCCAATACGTTTGGATTGCCTTGCCAATGCCTGCTCAAATATTCAGGTTGGAATGATTCCTTTTCTGCCTTGAGTCGTTCGTACTCTCGTGCAAGCTCAGGGTGCAAACCACCATGGCGCTTCTTAGCATCCAAGTACATCAGGCGTTCTTCATCCATGAAGGAGGGGAGTTGCAACAGGATTTCCCTGTAGTTTTCGCCCTTGGGGATGGTGTACTGTCGGTACTGTGCTTTGCGTGACTCAATGGCTTCATCAACTGCTTGTCGTTGCGATGCGTTGAGGTCAACGTAGTCGGTGTAGTCGTTGCGACCGGGGAACATCTCCTCGGCAACATCATTCTTCATCTTCAGCGTCACAGGCTCCAACACATTCTCTGACACGTCAGCAGGTGGACGCTTCTCCAACTCAGCAAGGAACTGCTCCTTGGTCATCTTTGGCATCTCTTCAATCTGCTCAAGCTTGCGATGCTGAATCTCTGCTGGTTTGACACCTTTGGTCTTCTTGAGTTCCGTCATGAACTCTTTGCCCGTACCCTTTGTTCTTGCCAGTGCAAGTGCCGCCTTGTCTGCGGCTGAGTAAAACGGCTGGTTCTTCGATACAGTCTTTGCGCCAACCTTTGCCGCCCTGATGGCGTTTGCAATCAAGTTCATAGCGGTCTCTCAGTCAGGATCAAGTCATTGGCGTTGACGACACCACCACGGGCGTATTTGAAGGCTTCCTTGGGCGCTGTGACTGGCTTCTTTGCCAACACGAGTGGGCCAATCTGGATTACCTCTTCAGCCCTGACTATTGGCTCCATGGTGGCACGGTTGTAGTAGTAGCCATGTCGTTCAGGATCAATGCCCACCTGCACCCAGTCTGGATGGTTCAGGTATTCCTGCGCTCTGGCAACAGCATCCTCTTCGCTGATTGGATTCCACCCACCCTTGATCACAGCAAATGGTGACTTGTTCTTTTCTCTGGTTGCCACTTCCAAAGCCTTCTCTTCAGGCATGATCATTTCAGCATTGGTGACAGACGACACATTGTTGTATGTCGTTGGCATGTCCTTGGGGTGGATGGAATTTACCCACACGCCATGGTCTTTGTAGGCATTGATGTCCAGCCGCAAACCCGTGGGTGTTCCGGGCGTGATGTCTTGAACCTTGCCGAACTTTGTGCGTTGCGATACGTTCAGCGCACGATTTGCATCTTCAGCCGTTGCGGGTTGTGGGACAAAGGAATAGGGCGTAACAGGCTTGTGCTTGTTCACAAGAGCTTCGTATTCCTCACGGGATAGCTGACCAGCCTTGAGTTTTTGAGAGGCTTCAGTAAGCTCTGGCACAGGCTTGGCAACGTCCTTGAAGCTCATTTCCAAACGCTTGGTGGCTGGCGCTTCGACAGCCTTGCCTGCGGCTTTAATTGCTTTCTTGATGATGCCACCACCTGCCTTGCGCTTGACCTTGATCAAGCCACCTTCCTTTTTCTTTTCAGATTGAGGTGTGTATTGACGCATGAAGTCTTCGTATTGCTTGATCTCGTCAATATGCTGAGGGTCAACAATCTGACGAGGAGCCGCTGTTTGTATGACACGGGTCATCTCGCTTGGCTTGTACCGTGGCTTGGCGTACTCGGTCACATCAGAGAATTCAAACTCAGCAGGGATAGGGAAGGGTGTTTGTGTGACAGGTGCGTCAGGGTCTCGTGGCAGGTTGTGCGTGTAGGTTGAATGCTCAGACAAAGGCAAGTTCTTGGGGTCTTGGCTCGGAACCAATTGGTATTGCGCCTTGCCCGATGTCAGCAAAGGCATGTCACGCAGTTCAGGGTCTGTGATGGCATGCAGGATCACACGACCATCAGGCAATCCAAGCTTGGTGGTGATGTCAGGCTTGGTCATGATGTCGTTGAAGTGCTTGCGCAACTCAGGGTAAAACGAAAAGTAGAAGTAAGCGCCAGCAGGGTCTTCGACACCGGGGAAGTCTGGAAATGCGCCAGACTTGGCATTTCCCATCTTGATCAAATTGTTTACTTGTTCAGCTTGACTTGGTGTCAGTCCATGGCTGGCAATAGCTTCCAGATTGGCATCAGCAAAGTGCTGGGCAAAGTTCGTACCTTGCGGCCCCATTGAGTTGTACTGCCCAATCACAGGCACGTCACCATAGGCTCTGGAAAATTCACCAACATCTCGTTGCAAGTTCTCAAGCACAGGCACGTTGGATGCCCATGCGGCAGGGTCAGCCCGTTTTCTCAATCCGAAGTATGGGCCACCCTGTTGTTCAGATGGGCTTTGAAGTCCGTACTGACCAGCCCGATATAGCTTTTGATCTGATATAGATGTGTCGCCTGAAATGCCAAGCTTCAACATGCCAAGCTGGTCTTCAATGTTGGCTGTCTTGATTGGATCAAGTGGCAGTCCAAGCGGTCTGATGTCATGGGTCAAGCCCTGCTCCATCTCCCACTGTTTCTTTGACTTGCCTGCGGCATTGATTGATGCGCCAGTTGGGTCTTCACGAAGGAACTTGCCTTGCTGTATTGCATTGAGTTGATCAGCGGTGCGTTGTGCGTATGCTCTGATCTCATCCTTGGTCTTGGGCTTTGCCCGTGGCAATACGGTTGGCAGTGACCGTGCGCCAGACTGCGCCTTGAGCAAAGCACGTTGGGCTTCTGGATCGACCTGACCGCTGGTTGACATACGAACCAAAAGCTCTTGCGCTTTTTTGGCACGTTCTGCATGGTCTGCAATCTTCAACACACGCTTGATGGCGGCTCCACCCACGGCAAACTTTTGGTCTTCCAACTCCATCATCATGGTGTCAGGGTTGTCAGAGATGCTCACAGCACCACCACGCTTCATGCCTTCGATGGGCGGCTCAGGTGGTGGGTTTGTCAAGCCAAGCTCATCAGTGATGCCGGGCATGTCTGCGTTCAATTGCTTGTACAGCAGATCATCAGCTTCGGATTGGGTCATGATCTTGCCTTCGTACTTGACAAGACCCGTGTTCTTGAGGTCACCTACATCTGTCCATTCAGCACTGCGCACAAAGTCCTGAACGTATGGCAAGTAGTCTGCTTTGGGTGCGGCGTTTTGCTTGCCTTTGATCTGACGAATTGACGCTGGCGCAGATGCCTCGGCTTCTTTAAATTGAGGTGAATAGCGTATGTTGTATCCCGTGTAGCCTGCATCGGTTATAGAGTCTTGCACTTCTTTTGATTGACTTTTAAACCAAGTATCCACAGGGAAAGTGCCTCTATCAACACTTGCTGGGTTCACCTCCACCGTTACATGTGGCTCACCACGCCTGTCACGCAATGAATAGATTTTGGACTTGCCAGAGATTACATCAGGGCAATAGCCACCAACGCAGTGGCCCATGGTGTCGCCTTCATACTTGAGGGCTTCAGCCAATCTCTCTTCGGAATGTTCTTTCAAGAATTCTTGCGTTGCACGTTCTGGCGTTTTAAATCCTTCGCTTTTCATGCCAGTCTCTTTGTTGACGACACGATATGCAGTGCCACCATGCACCTTGCTTTCGTAAGGTTCTACTTGATGTGTTGGCGGCAACTCAGTCAAATCTTCAGGTCTCTTCAACTCAATCCACTTGTAGCCCTCGTCCCCATAGTCTTTGTATGTAGGGAAGCCTTCCATGTTTTTGATGGCAGTCTCACGCATCTTCTTTGCCTGTTCCATATTGAACTCGGCGGTGCGTTGAATAGCTTGATCCATCGATAGCTTGTTCAGTTGCTCAGGACGGATGCGACCAGCGGCTAAATCCTGCTTGATGACATCAACAACGTGGTCTATGCCAAGTTCATCTATGTATGCAGAGTAGGTGCTGGTCTCTGGGTCAAGCTTGGATATGAATGGGTTTTGTTCGCCAGCATGCCAATCTGCTGTCTTGATCTTGGACATTGCATCGTTGGCGTTGTTTCTTATAGCCTCATATTCTGTGTCCCCAACGAGCGTCGCTTTTTCTTGAGGAGACATTCTATTTTTTACTGATGCTTTTTGTTCTTCGGTCAGCGGTACGCCTCTGGAATCAAACCACTCATCAAATTTTTGACTTATCTCAGCATTTTTCTCAGCCAATGCTCTATCAGCATTTTGAGCATCAATCATCAATTGCTTTTGAGCTTGTATGTCACCAGCACGTTTGATGTCAATGGCTTCGTCAGATATGTTTTCCCATCGCTTGGCAGGCTCTGATGTTGCCATGCCTTCTGGCGCAAACCCAGCTTGCTGGCGCTTGGACTGAAGATCAATCAAAGCGTCCTCATCTGGGCCAAACTCATCCTTGGGCAAATGCGTGACATGATCCATAGCAAAGTCACGGTCGAACGTTGCCTGCTCTTCTTCACGCTGGGCTTGGCGCATCATGTTGGCTTGCCTGCGTGGATCAGGCTCTGCTTCAGCCCTTGCACGGGTGCGTTGCGCACGTTGCATGTCCACATTGAACTGCGCCTCAATCTCCCCCACACGTTTATCCATCATCAGTCGCACAGGATCGGTGGGAGTTGCCATGTCCTTTTTGAGGTAGTTGGCAATATTGCTTTCAATCCACTTATCAAGTGCGGCTTCACCTTTGGTTTGCTCCAACTGGTAGCGCACTCTGTCAAGTTGATCCTGATTTAATGTTGGATCATTTAACAAAGCTTCATGTTTGGGTATGCGCTCAGCAGGTGTCTCACCCGCAATCTTTGGAGACTTCAGCGATTCCAAGCTTCTTTCAATACCGCCGCTCATATTGCTGGTGCGCCAGTTGCCACCCTTGGGCTTGACCACCTGAGCAGGTTGCGTGTTAAAGGAACCCAGCAACTCAGAGCCAATGCCGCCACGGTTCATGATGTCGGTCACAGGCTTGTCCAACGACCGTTCAACAGCCATGCCTGCTTGCAAGGCTCCACGCTTGACACCCTGCCCAACCTGTTGTTGTGCGGCTTGAGCCAGTGGTTGGAAGCCAGCCAGTTCAGGCATGATGGGTGGGAGCTTGTATTCGGTCTGTAGGCGGTCAACGAAGTTCAGTGCGTTGTCAAGGTACTCCATTGCCTTTTCAGGCTGTTGGCGGGGCATATACATGCGGTTACCAATGGCTTGGGCGTATGCGTCTTCGCCCTGTAACAGCTTGGGGGCTTGTTGGATGGATTCAAACATTGCTGAACCTGCCATGGCTACAGCTTCCAAACCAGCAATGGCTCTGTCCAACGGGGACAGGCGCATGTCCTTTGCCTTTGCATCGGCAACCTGTTGCTCAACCATCCTGCGGGAATGCGCCTGACTCAGGGGAGAAGGGACATTTGGGTCGAATCCCTTTGACTGAACAATGGCTTGGGTTGACAGCTTTGGGTACAGGCGAGGATTGGGCATTGCGACCTCGGTATTGAAGTTGCTGGATCATACCCGTTCATGTCTGTCAAGTCCATAGGTAAGGAGCGACTGACTATCTCGTACCTACCGCAGGTATTGCATGTCCATGCCTCTCTGTCGCCAGTCAGTTCATGTTGCCTGACTTGACCCCCACAGTTGCATATCTTCATTCTTGTACCCTCTGGTGGTGGATGTTGGAGCAAAGCACAGCCTTACCGTGGTCAAAACCAACAGTTCGCTCTGTGCTTGGATGAACCCTCTGTATGGAGCCATGTCATCGCCTGCACTATGCCAGACTATTTCAACCACCACGCTCTAGCAATTCGCCCACGTTCCCTGCTTTGGCTTGCTCGTGTTGCAGGGTAGTCTCAGATCACCACCGACGTACCGCATGATCTGGGCGGCTAAAAGCACAAAACCCATTGTGGAACGAGCTTTGGGCTTGGTTGCCGCATAAAAGACTGCATCACCAGTATCTTTTAGCTTTGACGAAGCCCGCTCCACAATGGGTTCGGGGTTGCGTTGTGATGAACTTCAACGGGTTACCAGTCCGTTGATGTAGAGAATTATACATATGAGTCGACAAGTGTCAACAAGTGTCATGTACAGTTTTTGGGGTTTTGTGTACATGAGTCAAGTGTCATGTCTACTTATTGCCGATTTTTGTACATGATGGTTGCAGGGGCTGGATTTGAACCAACGACCCTTCGGGTATGAACCGAGTGCTCTACCGACCTGAGCTACCCTGCTGTGTAGGTTGTTGGCTACTCGCTACGTCTATGGGTCATCCCCGCAGGTACGCCGACAGCATCCGCTTTCACCAACACGGCTGGAGACTGCCCCTGCTTGTGAACGGCACCACTTTACTGGTACAGGGTGAGGCGACTCAATCCCCATGCGTGTTGTGACTACATGGCGTAAGGGTTCCCTTTTTGTTTACCCCTTTGGCTGTCCGCATAATCATCCTCATCATAAGGCTCTGGTGGCGCACCGTCAATGTCAATCCACCCACCGTCCCTCAAGTACCTCAATGCCTGTGTACAAGCGTCCACAAAGTCGTCGTGCTTGGCATCAGGGAAGGAGCATATCTGGCTGACAAAGCCTTCAGCCCATGTCTTGACGTAGCCCTTGCGGATGTCGGACTCGGGTATCCACACCCGCCCACGGGCGATGATGTTGGAGACGATGTTCAGGCGTTGCACCTTGTCCGCACGACCGGGGTTGTACGGCACGACTGGCAGGTGACCACGGCGCAGGTCTTGGATCAGCGAGATGCCTGCCGACTTGTCCTCAATCAGGATCAGGTCAACCCGCTTGGCATCCTTGCCTTCGCCGTACACCGTGGCGTACTCCTCAATCACCTTGGGGCGCAGGTCAGGGTATTGCAGGTGTTCTTGCCAGCAGTCGATCACCATGGCTGACATCGGGCCATCCAGCGGCTTGAACACGCCAAAGGTAATGCAGGCGGTCGGATCATTCTGCGTCTTCTCACTGCTGGCGCAGTCATAGGACTGGACGATGTACTCAAACTTGGGGAAGGGCTTGTTGTTGGGCCACAGCTTGAACATCTCACGCTTGACGATGCCCGAGTCTTCAGGGTCAAGAATTTCGGCATGAATCTCCTGCCGCCCAAGCTTTGTGCCTTCGTACTGAAGAATTTGTTTCTTGAATTGCGGGGCAAGGTTGTCAATGTTGGAGTAAGTGCTTGCTCTGGTCACCACCACGTCGTCACCCTCCCTGCCCACCAGTTCGACGATCAGGTCTTTGGGCTTGGGGGTGGTGGAGCAGATCAGGCGGGTGCGGGAGCCAAGGCGCACACCGAACTGGATTTGATCCCACGACTCTTGCAGGTAGTCCCATGCGGCAAGCTCATCGCACCAGCCACCGTGGAACTGTGGGCCACGGAAGCGTTCAGGTTCACTCGCAGGGATGCCCTTGATCAGGGAGCCGTTGATCAGGCGAAGTTCGTGGGCGGTCTTGTTGTAGTCAGCCACCAGCACAGGGGGGATCACAGCAATCAGTCCTGAGTCACCCTCAAAGCAGGTGGATCGGACATCGGAGGAGGTGGGGGCGGCTACCAGCCAGCGGGTCTCGGGTTCCGTCCATGCCCACCAGCCTATTTGTTCGGCGGCGGTTCTTGTCTTCCCTGCCCCCCGACCAGCCAACAGGAGCCAGATACTCCACCAGTCGCCGGGCGGGGCAATCTGGTGGTCATGAGCCTTGGCAAGCCACTTGGTACGCCAGTCGAAGGCGGCTCTGAGTTCTGGTGGAAGCTTGGAATATTGCTCCCTGACTGAGTCGTCTCTGAGCAGTTCGATGAGGTCATCAGCCATGTGCCTTCGCTTGTCTGCGTGTTTCAAGCGCATCAATCAGCGTGTCAAACGCATCAAAGCTCACCTTGTGAGCCACTGGGTTGTTCTCGTCACCAGCCACCACCGTGCGCTCACCATACACCCTCGGGAGGTACTTCGCCGCCAACCACTTGCGACCATCCATGCGCAGGCGCTTGTCAGCAATGCTCCCAGCGTCGTACTTGATGTTCCCTGCGTCATCCACCACCTGCAATGGCTTCTCGTCGATGATTTCCTGTATCTGGTTCGCCATGGTGTGCGCCAAATCTTGACGTGCAATCTCGTACATCTCAAGGAATTCTGGATGCTTTCGTAGCCATGTATACACAGTCTGCTGACTCGGCATATGTTTTAGTTGAACTATTTTCGTAACTGGCATACCTGCGGCAAGTAATGCACAGATTTCGATGCCGATCTCTTCTGTGTACTTAGAAGGCGCACCTACGGGGTTTGGTTTGGTTGTTGCCATAATAATTTCAACGGCTCCTTTAACCTGAAGTTTACTTGGTTTTTGGAATGCGTGTCATCTGGTTGTATGAGGGGTCGGATGCCAGTCGCTCGTCCCATTTTGAGGACAACCCCCAAAGGCGACCGGGGTCTACGCCTACAGCCCTCTTCATCTCCACCGCCTTGGTCACGTTGCGGCTTTTCCTTTTCTTCCCCTCAAGCTCAACAGCTATCGAACTGCGACCAGATGTGTCAAATGCGTTCATCAAGCAACTTCCTTATGTCTTCAATGGCATGCTTTAAAGCCGCTATCTGCTCTTCCCTGTCCGACAGTAGGGTTTGCAGGGATTTGATGGCTTCAGAGGCGTTCTGGGGGTGCTGGCGGCAGTATTCCACGCTCCAGATGTCCTCCACAATCGTGGTTGTCGGCTTTGGTTCGATTTGTCCAAAGTTGTCCACAGGTTCTGCACCGATATGCCTTGCCGCAATCGACAATAGTTTTTTTCTCACCGTGGGTTCCCCTTGTCCTTCCGTACTGAGTCCTGATAACTTCGATCTGCTTCATGGTCTTGCATTGCCCACAGTGCGTAAATGAAAATCAACAGGGCGCTGATGCCCAACAATCCGCCAATCAATAAAACAATTACCAGAGTGAAGACATCAGCAAGCATTTTATTCCGCCTTCTTTAAGGTTCCCTGAATTACGGTCACTCCCTTGTCAGCCATGTTCGCCATGCCTGTGAACCCAATGGTACAGGCGGCAACACCAAAAATAAAGCCCAAAATGAAGTTAATCATGCCGCCTCCACGATGGTTGTCAGTGCATCAATCAGCCGCTGGGCTTCAGCTTTGGTCATGTGGGTGTAGGCGTTACAGCCTGACATAGCCAGACCCAGCCATACGCCGTCTTCGTGGGGACTGACACGGATAGCATGGCTATCTTCATAGGTTTTGATGGCAAATTCCAGATCGTCGTTCATACGACCTCCTTGGTGGCAGAGTGCATTTGTGCCGCATCCTTCAAAGCCTGAATGGCAATGATGGCTTCCGCCAAGGACTTGAAGTTGGTATCGCAATGCTCGTTGATTGCGTTGACGGCAAAGTCAATGCCGCTGTCAAAAATCTTGCTGTACTCTGATGTGGATGTCATGATGTGCTTTCAAGTAAAGGGAGCCGAAGCCCCCGTTGGTTAATCAATATGCGAACTCTTCCCGACGCTCCAACTCCACGTCATCGGCTTGACCATATGCCTCATAAGCTTCGGAACCGTAAACGGCACGACCAGCTTCCCAAGAATCAAAACCGACTGGCAACTTGCCTAAAGCCAAACGAGCGTTCAAGGCGGCGGCTTGAGCTTCTGCCTTTGCCATAGCCTCTGCTTCCCAACGGGCAGAAACAACATGCTTGATACGGGTGTCGCCAGACTCAGAAACTGCGCAAACATAAGCAGAAAAACCGTAAACGTAACCTTTGGGGTTGGTGTAATCAGCCATCTCGGCGTTTTGACCAATGATCACGATGTCGGTGTAAGCGGTGAATTGAGCTACTTGCATTTTGATTTCCTTTTTCGTTCCTGCTTATTGCAGTGAGGTAACTATAACACAATGTTAAAGATATGGGTAGGGACTTACCCTAACCGTATCAATTTTCATACACGCCCAGTTCGCCAGCGTTGATCCACTCGGCATGCAATCCACAGTTGTGCAGGATGTTGTCAATCTTGGGGTGGACACCGAACGACCAGTCGGGGATTCTGTATCCCTCGTGGTAGTCCAGCCACTTGAATGAGTCAGGCTCTTCGGCGCTGATCTGGAATCGACCGTCCATGTCGTCACGGACATACACGGGGACACCCAACTTTTTGAGTGCGTTATAGGCTTTGATGTACTTGCGTTTCATGTTGCCCCCTTATGCGGTTTGTTGAACGACACGAGCCTCATTGCGGTCGTAGAAACGACGCAGGATGCGCTCTTGAAGCATCAGGCGGGTAGCCTGCAATTCAGTAATAGGTTGGGTCATGGTCTTCCAGTTGCCGTTCTCCAGCACCTGAACCACAAAGCATTTTGTCCACTTGGTAATTTTTTGCATGGTGTACTCCAATGGGGCAAAAGCCCCTTTGATTAACGTGATGTGACTTTGACGGTGAAGGAGCAAGACACCTTGGTGTACTCCAAGTATTTGGCTTCGCCAAACTCTGCAACAAACTTTTCTTTGTCGAACAGGGTCTTGTTGCAGTCGCTATAAGTTGCGCTAAACAATGCGCCTTCAAGGAATTGAACTTGTTTTTTGTTGGAGATTTTGGTAGGAAGGAGATTCATGGAGCCAAGCTCTTTAATCTCGTCTTTGATTGCTTCAGCTTGCTTGGTTAAGTCAGCAATTTGAGCCAAGAGTGAACCGAGGGTATCGACTTTGGTGAAGGGCAGATCGTTTTTCATTTCATTTCCTTTTATCGTTCCTGCGATGTTGCAGTGGTTGAAACTATAACACAGAGTTAAAGGAGTGCAATGGGTTATCCAACTATTTTGTAGGGACTTTCCCTAATATGAGACTCAGGGTGTCAGCAAGGATGTCCATCTCGTCAACCCCGTGGCGCTTGAAGTCGTCCCGTGTCCCGTGCCAGCCCTTGGAACCCGTGTGGTGGGCAGGGCAAAGGGGTATGACCAGCCAATTGCTTTGGCGTTGCGCCATCCCCACACCCTCCCTTGGATGATGCAAGTGGGCAGGGGTCTCACCGTACCCCATGCGCCTGCACATGCCGCATCCAAGCTCTGCTACGGCATTCATCCATTCCTTTTCGGTCACATCGTCACCCTGTCCTGAACCCTGTTGGAAGCCTCTATAGACCGCCACACGTCGATTCGGGCTTGGGCGGCTATCAGCATCCACCGAAGCTGTTCCTCCGCCTCTACAGCCTGTTTAATCGCCAGCAAGTGCTTCCTGTAGTTGGGGTCGCTGTAGGCCTCCCGCTCCTGTGCGTTGACTGCTTCAAACCCATGGTGCAGGGCTGTCTTACACAACTCTGCTTTGATGGTCTTGCGAAGCTCCTCCATGTAAATGCGCTCGGCTCTGGCCTGCGCATACAGCTTTGAGTTTGCAATGATGTAATCAATTGCTTGGTTTGGGTCTGTCAGTCGATCATTCATGATTTCTCCATTTCTCACACATTTCTTTTACCGTCTTACTTTGCTTTTGTCCTTTCCTTCGTTCACACACACCACTGATTGACCTTTCCTTTGCCTTTTGTTTCAGTGTCAATGATGTAGGTGGCGGTGGTGGGTCAGGGAATAAACCATTGAACCCTACTGTGGTCAACACCGCACTGAGAATGAGTCGGTCAAGCATTGTTGCGCTCCTTGAGTTTGGCTTGCAATGCCAAAGCAAAGCCCTGTGGGTTTGGATAATTTGCATGAAGCACGGCTATTTCATCTGTTGTCAGCCCTACCCATGTGCGCTGTGGTGGGGCTTGCATTGAGTATTGACACATACACCCTTGCAATATGCTTGAGTGAAGACCCGCTACCTTTCCGCAGTTTGGACAAGTGTTCATGCTTCACCTCTGGCTCTGATGGCTCTTTCAATAAGAATTTTTGTACTGCCATAACAAAATTCATCGCATATCAATGCACAGGCTTCACGTTCTTTGGCGGCTACCAGTTTGGCAAATTTATAGATGTCTTTATCAACACAAACAAACAATTCACTTTCTTCGTCACTTGGCTTTCCATGTGAAACAAATTCAGCTTCTATTGCCATCTCAATGATTTCATCTTGTGTCATGCGTACCCTCCTTGGCGGTTAGAGTAAACACCTTGCCGTACTGCTCCATCTTAAAAGTCTTTTCATTTGCAATTTGATGGCTGAGGTTGCACAAGAACAAATACATACCACGCAATTCTTTTTCCATTTCAGCTATGGATACTGGATCAACCGTTGAGTAGTACCCTTGCGAGTTCAAGTGATTCTGATATTGAATGGAACCCCCAGACGAATATTTATTGGCAATATCAATAGCCCCATCTACCGTTTTTACAAACGCCGCCTGCCTTCCTTCGGAAATTTCTTTCCTCTTAACGTAGCGTCTTTTTATTGTTGCTGTCATGCGTAGTCCCCTTCCTCTGTGTGTTCAGTCAGTCGTGCCGTTAACCGAGCAATGCGTTGCTCGTTGTATTGGATAGCCGCATACGCATACTCAGCCGCAGTCTCAGCCTCCAACTTGCGTAGGTGTGCTTCATGCAACTCTTTGGCAATCACCTCATGGATGGTTCTTGCTCGCATTACATCTTTGATGTATTTGATTGTTGATTCTCTGAAACTCATACTTCTCTCGCCTTCATCATTGCGTCTGCCAAAGCGTAAGCCTGTGTTGGTATCTCTGAAAATAAACCATCGTTGTCAATTAACGCTTGCATAGCCCTTGCCGCAAAGTAGTCACGCAGACTCATGCCATTTTGCGTAAGAGTTTTTACAACAGCGGAATTGCCAGCTATTTGCAAAATATCGGCTACATGTGGAAATGCTGGTGGGTTGTTCATCGCTTCATCCCCCTGATATAGATTGCAAACGAACTGATGGTGTCTTGTCCAAAACCTGTCAGCTTCTCGACGTGCTGTGCCACTTCTTCAATCACCAAGTTGCGTACCACGATTGGGTACATCGCTTCAAAAGCATTCTCCGCATCCCTTAACGATGCCTTTACAGATTCCTTTCTCTGTTTTGCCATGCGCTCCAACTCGTTGAACGCTTCGTCTTCATCTGGTGTTGTTGGTTCAATCATGCTGTCTCCTCAATTCGACCGTCACGATAGCGAAGGGTGTTACCTACTCTGCTTGGGAACCGCATGTGGTCGTCAGCCCCTACACGCACAGCCGCAACCTTTAACTCTTTACCGTCATAAGTGGTGCTGATCAACTCAGCACGATGTGATGGTGGAAGTCTTGTCTTGCACATACCAAGCTCACTGAACTTCTCACGACCAAGGGCTGTCAGATACATCATGTCTTCCTTGATCACGGCAAACCCATCATTGACCAGCGGATAGGTCACATACTCGTTGAATCGTTTGATCGAAATGTTGTCAAGGGATGTGCGAAGCTGTTCTGGTGACCTCGGCATGCGGTCAAGGGACTCAATCGCTTGATGAATTAACGAACCACGGGTGTATTTGGATTTCATATCGTTCTCCTGTTGATGGGACTTTACTATAACACCAAGTTAAAGAATCAGTCAAATTCGGCAATAAGTAGTTTTTCTGTTGCGCCAGCAATACGGAATATGGTGATGGGCTGGAAGTGACGGTCGTTCACCCCCAAGGCGGTTGCCATGCCATCCAGTCCAGCTTTGGCGGCGGCAAGGCAGTTGTCAGCGTCCCTATGGCGCTTATCAGGCATCAAAAAGGTCAGGGTGAGGTGTAGGTCGCCCCCCTTGTGTTTCCACCCCTGCATCTGCTGTTTTGTCGCCCAGAAGCTGGACTCCCTGTACGTTGTCTTGGACTTGTGCATCACCGCCCAATGCTTGCCCTTGGATCGGTTCGGAAACAGGTCGGCTGGCGGAAAGTCCAGAATAATTTTCATTTTTGAGTTCCTCCATGCGAGCCTTGACCATCTGCCCAAGCCCTGTGTATATCTTTTCTTTTTGCATCTGTGCCACTCGGTGGCGCACATAGTCGATCCAGCCTTCGTTCAGCGCAAGCTTGGCGTAGTGGTCAGCCGTCTCTTTGAGCATTTGGGCAAGGTAGGTCATTCCAGCATCAATGACAGTTGACGCAACCGCCTGTCTTGCAGTGGTTTGTACTCAGGATTCAATTCGCATCCAAGGTATTGGCGGTTCAAATGCTGTGCAACTTGTGCAGTGGTTCCGCTTCCCATGAATGGATCAAGCACCACGCCACCAACAGGTGCGCCAGCCATGATGCACGGCTCAATCAACTCTGTAGGGAATACGGCAAAGTGTGCGCCTGCGTATGGCTTGGTGTTGACAGTCCAGACGCTACGCTTGTTTGCCATTCCATCTGCACCAAAAACCCTTTCACCTTTGCTAAACCTGTCACCATGTGCATAG